GCCATCTTCACTAATTGCTCAAGATTGTGTTCGCCCCAATCTTTTAAGCCGCGCACTTCGAAATACACAACCCAGCATAGAAAAACTAGGGAGTTCCAAATTAAGGCTTGGCCAACAAATGGAATAAACCAAACCAGTGCTAAACCTAGCGTGCTACAAATTACAAGAAGCAATAAACATACGTTTGGAAACGTTAAAAGTTTCTGTTTTAGTTTTCTCATCTCGCCACCTGCTCAAACGGTTTGACGTTAAACTCTTCCACACCTGCTTTGATGGTAATACCCGACACGGTGCTTGCGGTGGCTGGGTCTAGCAAGATAGCATCTTTGTTGATTTCCTCTTTAGTGCGAATGAACTGGACTAAGCCAAGCAGTTTGAGGTTTTCAATCACTTGGTCGGCTTTCATTACACGTACGCTAGGCGGGCTTTGTCGCCATTGCACTTCGCCGGTGTTGAAATAGCCTGTTTTCTGCTTACCGTTTTTGGTGAGTTCATCTCGGTGGCTTTCGCACCATGCTTGAATGGCTTTATGTCGCATATCTACTGCTTCTTTTGCTGATTGAATTGCAGCCGAATAACGCTCGGTAATGGCACCGATTTCATCATTCTGCTCGGTGGTCAGTCGTTGCAGTTCACGCTGGGCATCACCTAATTCTTTAATCAGTAACTCCGTTTCTTCACGGCTTTGGGCGCGGATAGTCAGCGTGGCTGATTTGGTGCGGGTTGGTTTTTTCATAAGTTCTCCTGTTGTGGCTAATGTTTCGTTACATCTGATTTCCAGATAATTTTCACGCCCTCCACCATCATTTGATGGAGGTAAATGCGAATGCCGTTTTTGACTTCTGAACCGTAGTTCATCGCTTGGCCTGTTTTCACAAGATGGCGTGTGGTGCTGTTGTCTCGCACTACTAAACGAGGACGGCTGTTTTCGAACCATTCAACGGTTTCCACCTCAAGCCCTAGTGCTTCGCATTCAAGGGTGGCAATTTCAAGGCGTGCCAGTTGGTTGTGAATGTATCCGTTGCGAGGTAGCATCATTTCGCCTGCCATTTCGTTATATACTTTCTTCATACCGTTCTTCCTTATTCATTTTTACCTAATAATTCTTGGCGTGCTTTGATGATTAAGTCGGCATCAATCAGCTTGCCTGAACCTTTTGCCACCATTCCTGCCAATCGCAAGGTCTGGGTTAAAATGCGCAAGCCACCGCCTGTTTCGGTAATGCTTTGCATCACTTTTAAGGCTTCTTCGTCGGTTTCTAAGCCCCACGCCATTGCGACAGCTTGGGTGTCGGCTTTTTTGGTTTTCTGAATGCTGGTGTTTTTTGCCACACGGCTCCACAATCTTGCATATTCGTGACTTGGGCTAATACCGCCTTTCATTCGGGTATAGACTTTGTCGTTGCCTACTAGCACTAAGCCTATGCCTGCTTCTTCTTGCATAATGCGTAGCTCTTCCAACGCGTCATAAGGGAGATGATCGGCTTCGTCGATAATCAGCAAGCCCTCTGTGCCTTTGATTTTGCGTGCAATCAGGCGTGATAGCGTGCCTTTACGGCGTGGAGCATCTGCGATGCCAAGCTCTAGGGCGATTTCGTAAAGGATTTCGCTTAATGACGAACGGCTTGGGCTTGCAGTAACCAGCCACACGTTGGCGTGGCTTTTGGCGAACTCTTGGATCGCTTTGGTTTTACCTACGCCACTCATGCCGTAAATGGTCGCTAAGCAGTTGGCGATTTGGGCAAATTCCAGCGTTTTGAAAATTTGACGAGATGTCGCTGTTTCAATAAAGGCTGGTGCCTCTACAAACTCGCGGGCTTGCACCGCTTTTTTCTCAAGGTAAGCGGTCAGTTTTGCTTCTACATCTGCAATGGTGCCTTTGTAGTTGTCGTTAAGGTATGCCGACAACGCACCTGCATTTACGCCTGCTTCGCGGGCAAGCTGGGCTTGAGTGATTTGGCTGTCGGTTAAGTATTGTTTGAGTTTATTGATTAGTGTCATAATGGGGTTCCTGTTTTTACCCTTGGGGGCGTTATGTCTGAAACTGATTTACTGTTAAAAATGGTTCGCCAACCTGTTAAGCTCTACTCCGTGGCAACACTTTTTCACGAATTTTCAGAAGTGATTACTAAACTTGAACATTCTGTACAAAAAGAGCCAACCTCATTGCTTTCTGAAGAAAATTGGCATAAGCAGTTTTTAAAATTTGCTCAAGCCTTGCCTGCTCACGGTTCTGCCTCTTGGCTTAATCTTGATGATGCGTTACAAGCTGTGGCGGGTAATTCACGTTCAGCATTTCTTCATCAACTGATCGCAAAATTAAAATCTCGCCATCTTCAAGTGTTAGAGTTGAACAAAATAGGCTCTGAACCACTTGATTTATCTAACTTGCCAGCTCCGTTTTATGTGCTGTTACCTGAGAGTTTTGCCACTCGAATTACATTACTTGTTCAAGATAAGGCGTTGCCTTGTGTGCGTGTTTCTTTTGAGTATTGGCACGCTTAAACACCTCTCTCGTCCAAATAATCTCAGGGACTGCCGCTTTAAACAGGTCTTTGGTTTGGGCTAAATTCGGCAATGTTCCCCAGTCTTGTTCTTGGGCAATTTTGCTTAATCGGAAATAGCAGGCTTTAAAAGTGGGCATTTCAGGGCGGTAATAGTCTGCTTTTAAATAAAGCATTGCGTTTTCGTTTAATGTGATATTGCTCATCTCATTCTCCTTAGGGTTTAAACCCTGTTTAAATCTGGTTTAAAGGTGGTTGGTTTAACGCCCTTTACTTTTCTTTAAAAGCTCTAAACCCTTTTCCCAATCACGATTAAATTCGCTGATTTCTTCGGTTTCTACTTCAACCTTTTTAGGTACTTTTCGCACTGCGTTGAAATCTAGCACTTCTTCATATTCCACCTCTTCTGCTTGCGGTTGAGGGGCTTTTACTGGCTCTGGTAACATTTCCAAGAACCGCTCTTCAAATTCCACTGTTGGGGCGTAATTGCTGAGTTCCATTTCTTCTGCTTTAGCGCGTTCTTTCGCCGCTTTTTCGGTATGTTTCACCCAGTTACGCATTGCTTTGTTGTGTTCGCGTCCTGCGATTTGGTCGCCAAAGCCTGCTTTCTCGGTAATTTCCGCTTCCGCCAAGTATTCGCCTGTAAGGGCATAAACCCACACTTTGTCGTGAAGATTTGCTGGGTCATAGCGCACCACAACTCTTTTGTGTGATGTACCGATAAGTGCTAGCGACTCGTAACGGTTTTTGTTACTGCCAATTTTGCCTGCGTTGAGGTAGAGCGTGCCGTCTTGGTTGAGGCGAACTTCCTCGTGAAGTGTGAGCAATAACCGCATTTGACTTTGATTGATGGGGCGTTTTTCGGCAACAGCCCAATCTCGCTCAAAGGCTTCGGCATAACTGCTTTTGCCTGCACAAATTTCGGTGAGGCGGTTGCCCACGTTGTTCCATTGCTGAATGCCTTGCTCTAATGCCATTAAGAATGTGGCGTAATCGACAGGCTGTTCTGCACCGTTTTTGCCGTCATAGTCAGGCTTTTCATAAGCATTCGCCCCTGCATAAGCCCCGCGTAATAACAGGTGCTTATCAACATAATCTCCTAAACCGCCGTGAGAAAACGCACGCTCAATCGGTTTGGCTTGCCCGCGCCCTTTACCGAATTGAATCGACGTCCAGTGCAGTTCGATACCGAGTGCCGGAATAATGCCTTGCACTTCGTTTTCGTTTACTTGATAGCGGTAGCGGTTTTTTACCCCGCCCGTCATTTTCTTGTTGGCTGCCGCTCGGGTATTGTCGATGGTTAAGTGTTTCGGCAAACCGTAGCGACTAATCACATCAAGCAGGCTGAGGCGTATGGTGTCAGTGTTTTCCGATTTATCGGTTCTAGCAGCCAACACTTTACGAGTGCGAACATCTTGCCAAAGCCATGTTTTCGGGCGTTTAATTTCGCCATCAGGGAATCGCACCCAAACGTTGTGTTGATAACCGTCGCCATTGATCCATTCCATCGCTTGTAACATTGCCACGGTGCGAACCTGTGAGGGATAAAGCCGGCTCAATGCGTATTGACCTTCACGACGGAACACTTCTTCGGTTTTTGGTACATCTCGTTCCATTTTGCGTTTTAGCGAAGAGCGAGAGGGAATGCGCCAACCGTTGTATTGTGCGGCTTGTTTTAATACCTCATAGCTGTGAGCCAGTGAGGGTTTTTCACGACTGTAGTAGAAATTTTTGAAGAACTGCCAAGCAGCTTCATCTATTTCCGCCACATTTTTGCTACTCTTGCCGCTATTATTGAGCATTAAGGGCAGCCAATCTTGCCGTGAGGCATCTTTGATCCGATACCACCAATTTTTTAAAGAACCAACCGAGAGAAGTTTCTCGTTATTTTTCTGCCGTTCGGCATTTTCTTTGCCACAGACGAGCTGGAAGGCATCTAACACGTTCACACCGCTTTCCACTAAATTTGCTACTGCAAACATCGTGCCAAGTTTGATTTTGGCTTGCTCTTGGGCTTTTGCACTTGCTTCGTCCCATAATTGCCAGATTTCATTGCTTGCAAGCGGTCGAGTTTCTTCTATTTTTTGCAAAGCTACCGCCGTTTGCTCTGGGGTGGTTTTGATGAGTAAAGCCTGTTGGGTTTCAATGGGGAGGGATTTTATGTTGTATTCAAAAGCCTTTCCTTTTACTCCCGATTTTTGGCGTTTCTTCCAGTTTTCTCTTTCTGCTTTTTTCATCATTCCTCGATCTGATTGAGGAAGTGATGGAAGCCCTAAAAGTTCTTTAATTGAAAACCACTCTTTCATAAGTTCCTCTCTAATATCTTGAAGGCCAGATCTCTTGAGGACTTAATCCAATAGCATCAGCAATAATTCGTTCAGCTTTTGGATAAGGGCGAGAAAATGCGTTCGCTAATGTTGTTGAATGAAGCCCGTTATTGCGAGAAAGAGCAGATAAAGTCATTCCTTGTTTGCGTAAGCGGGCAACAACGTCAGCACGATGCATATCTGATATTTTTTCATCATTCATTTTGTGCTATCCTTTCCTTTTAAGTAACTCGTTTAAGTAACTTGAAAGCATTTTATAAGGAATTTGTAAGGAACTCAATAGTTCTTTTCAAAAATTTTAATATTTTTTGATTACCTTTTGAAACTTCTTTATAAATCAATAACTTGCATTGAAAGGAACTGAAAAGAACTTTTGTATTTTTAGATCTTTACAAGGTGTTTTTATGAAGAACTCAAAGGAATGGCTGTCTGTAGCTGAAATTTTGGAACTGGAAGCTGATGATTTGCCCAAATCAGATAAAGGTATTGTTAAAAAGGCTGATAGGGAGCATTGGGAGAAGCGGCAACGTGAAGGCGTAAAAGGGAAAACCTTTGAATACCACGTCAGCTCATTTCCAGAAGCGGTACAAAAGGCACTAGGCTTTGTCAGAAAGCAAGAACAAGCCACAACAACATTACCTACCGCTACTGATACTGATACTGATACTGATGAATTAGAGATGATTCCTTATTATGAGGTTTACGCCTCGGCAGGCTATGGTTCGTTTAATGTAGCAGTATATGAGCCTGATGATTATATTGGCTTAAGCAAAAGATGGCTTACTCAGCGGGGGTTTCGTATCAATCACCTCACTTTCTTCCAAGCAGAAGGCGATTCAATGTATCCAACCATTAGTGATGGAGATGCGTTATTAGTTGATTTAAGCGAGAAGCAACCAAAAGACGGGAGAATTTATATTTTACGACACGGCGAACAAACGTTAGTAAAGCGTGTACAAGGCATTAGAAATGGCATTCGCCTAATTAGTGATAACAAGACATTCTATGACCCCGTTGATTTAACTTTTGATGATGCTTTAGATTTAGAAGTGATTGGGCGTGTGGTGCATATTGGACATAGCCTGATTTAAAGATTTAAACGCCATTTAAACGGGCGTTTTCTTTTTTGTTTAAATTCTTAGTTTTTCTGGTTCATTTTGACTAAATCAACCAAAGATCTGATTTTTTCTTAGTTTTCTTTCCCTAAGAATAAAAAAGGGGCGTGTTGCCCCTGTGTTTGGTTATTTTCCCATTAAATCCCGAATTCTGTTTAAAATTTCTTGCCGGCGATATTCAAGTTCGCCCAGTTCTTTATAAAGCATTTCAAGGTTGCTGTCTTTGCTGTGCATTTGGGTGTGTAACTTAAATGACCCCGCTCCGCCTTCATACCCATCTCTTGCCTTTAATTCCAACGTATAGCGGCACATTGCCGATTTAGAAGCATGATAGCCTTGCTGCTTTACCCACTCCACCATTGCCATATGGTCACCATATTCCGCCGCTCTGATTCGCTCGTGCAACGCTTCCACTATTTCTTTCGGCAAAGCTGTAATAAACGATTTTCTTGCCATTTTCTTTCCTTTTTTTATTTCGCTCAATCCCATTATATTCCATTTTTATTTTTGTTCAAGGTCAAGTTAATTCCGTTTATTACAACAAAATTCCGCCAATCCATTGTTTCTTTTTATTTCTTAGTTTTAGTGGTTTTTTACACGAAGTATTCGCCAAATTGATTGGCATTGATACCGTAAAAATCGGCGAAGCGGTGTATGAAGAAAG